ATCATCAGCTTCCACATTGTCTATTGATAGTAAAGTAATCGGTAAGTATTCTAAGTAATCAATCGTTCTTCTGATTTGTCGTATCATATTTTCACGTTCGTGTTCAATATTATCAAACCCATACGCTCTATTCAATCGAATATTTGTTTTTCTTTTGGCTTTATATTCTGGATATAATTTACGACGGCGACTTGACCCACCCTTTCCATCAAACATTATGATGCAACGAGTAGGTCTAAACATATTGATTGTGTAACCTATTGATTTCAGAAAACCAACTATTCCACCAATGTGTGTCCCATCATCATTAGTAGTTGGTATAACACTAAATACTCTAATAAAAGTATTCAGTCCATCTATTATCAACACATTTTCATTTGGATTATCTCCAAGTTCCGAGCCGCCTTTTTTAATATCATCAAGAATCGATAAATACTTTTTTTTATTCATCTCCAATGACTTCCCCTGTATATTCTATATCATCAATACCTACATTTCCTTTTTGGTATTCTAAAATACATTTTTCACAAATTTGTTTGTAAAGATGATTACGAAGTCCGTCATTAGTTTCCATTAACTCTTTAAAGTCTTTTGATTGGAATTTATATTCTTTTTTGCGGTATTCTAAGGTATACCAAGCACCAGCTGATTTTACCAACTTGTGTTCTTTCATTACACCTAACCAACCACCATAGTTATCAATTCCAGAATCAAAATACATATCGTAGTCTGCGTGTCTCAAAGGTGGCCCTAATCTGTTTTTAATGATTTGAGCTCTACACTTCATACCTAAGATATTCTTTTTCTTACTATCTTTGATTTGACCCATATTTTTTAATCTAACACGGGTTGAAGCGTGAAATGGTAATGCTTTACCACCACTCGTAGTCCACGGGTCTCCAAACATAACACCTAATTTTTGTCTTAATTGATTTGTAAAGACAAGTGATACTTTTTGACGACCAATCATTTGAGTTATCTTACGAAGTGCTTTTGAGATAACGATTGCTTTTGTAGTCGCATATCCGTCTTTACCAAAGTCTGCTTCTATTTCAACTTTTGTTGATGTAGCCGCTAGTGAGTCCACCAAGATAGTTACTAATCTATCTTTGTCTGATTCACGAACTTTAGTAATGATATCTTCAATGGCTTCAAATATATCTTCAACACACTCGAAGTGCAGATATAACAATTTACTAACATCAACACCAATAGCTTCTAAGAAATCTCTACTGACTGATGTTTCTGTATCCATATAAACTGCGATACCACCCTTCTTTTGAGTTTCTGCAAGTATGTGAGATGCAAGTAATGATTTACCACTTGATTCTAATCCGTTGATTTCTGTAATTCTACCAACAGCAATACCTCCGTCTTCACGATTAGAGATTGCTAAATCCAACATTGAAGACCCTGTTGAAATAAAGTCTTTAATATCTGTTGGTGTATCATCACTTCCGTCAAGGAAATACGCTACTTTGTTGTCTTTGAACTTTTTGTTCAGGTTATCGGCTATGACATTAGCCAAATCGTCTTTTACTGACATTTTCTACTCCTTAATTGTTGAATAAATCGTCGAATTGTTGACTAGCATCTTGAACTTTTGAAGCTGATTCTTTTTCAGCTTTGTCTTCTGCTAGTTTTTGGTCAAATTCATTTACTGATTTTTTTGGTTCTTCTGTTGAAGTTTCTGTTGTTTCTTCATCAGGATTTAACCACTCGTTCAAGACATTTGTCAAATCTTCATATGACAACTCTTGATAGATATCAGTAATTTCTTTTTGAGTATCTTTAATTCGTTCCAATATATTAGAGTCCTCAGTTATCGGTGTTTGATTAGGTTTAACTCTAATTGAAGTTGAAGGAAATGATGCTCCTGTTTCTTCAGCAGTTTTAAACTCTAATGTAATATCACGACCATTTTTCGGGTCTGTAATGTCTCCGTAATCTGGGTCAGCTATGATTGAAAGAAGTTCTTGATAAACTGTCTTTCCAAATCCCCAAAACTTAACTCCTTCAGATTCTTCACCACGAACAATAACAGGTGCAAAAGTTCTCATCTTGGCTTCTAATTTTCTACCTAAAGTGAAATCGTCTTTACTACCGGTTGTTTTTAGTCTTTGTGAAAATTCTTCAATCGGGTCTGGTCTACCGAAACTGATTGGTGAAAGGTAGTTCTTACCACCTAAATTATAGTGAAAAAATAACTCTATAAATGGTGTATCTGGATTGAATTTGTAAGGAACTACTCTAACTTGTTGTTTTCCTGGTTGCGGTTTCCAAAGATTTGAAGTTCTAGTATTGGTTGATTGTAACTGGTTTAACCTTTTTTTGATTGCGTTAATATCCATTTTGTTTCTCCTATTAATTAATTGTTAATTGTTTAATTGTTATTCAGTAATAAATATAAAGAAGTTTTTTAAAATACCAAGCTTTTTTACCAATCTTTAACATTTATTATTTTGAATATTTTTGTAGGGATAATATTCAAACCCTCTTCATTTGTCAATAGTAAATTATTTTGATATCTTTCCCACGGGATTGCAAATGACTTATCCAATACTCCGTTGTTTAAACTTCTAATCGCTTCGTTTAATGCGTTAATTGTATAAAGTGTGTTGGATTGTTTTTTTCTATGTAAAGAGATAGTTCCGGATATGGCTTCATCTCCGTCATAATAATCCTCAACCATTTCTATATTATAAGTGCAGATTAATTGTCCTGCATCATCTTCGTTTTGAAATACATAAATTTTATCAAATAAAATTGTATAAGAATCTATAATTGAATCTATAATAAGGTTTAACTTACTATGTGTTGTAAAGGTGCATAATAATTGAGTTTTCATTTTTCAGTTTTTCCTTGTAAACACTCTATCATATCTTTACCAAGATGTGCTAACACACCTTTTGCATTTCCTTTTGTTCTATAAGATTCTGTTCCAATCTCATTTTCTTTTCCACCATCTTTACCAGAAAAACTAATAGATTCTTTGTCTGGTGAAATTCTTAATCTTTTTCTTAAATGCTCTTTTAACGCTTCCTTACCTTCTTTTGTTTTACTTTCCCCTTCAAATCCAGATAACTCTGCTAGACAATCTCTAAAATGTTTTGGTTCTACAACCTTACCATCAATATTAATTGATTGTATACCCTCTAAATCACCATCAATATATCTGTTAAAGTGTATTTCTTCCATAAAAGAATTAATGTATGATTGTTGATTAGGGCCGTTATCTCCGTCTGGGTTTGATGGATGAGAGTCCGGGTCTAAATCAGTATCTCCTTTTTGTAAATCAGATACTAATTGTTCGTGAGCTACTTCCATAGAATTTTTTCTTTTTCTACTTGTATCAACAATATCATCTAATTCACCAGACAACGCTTCATTTACTATGTCTGTTCCAATGTCAAGGTGTTCGGCTATTTGTCCGACTGACATTGGGCCCCCGTATTTTTTTAAACCCTCATTATTTAATTTTCGTATTCTTGATACTAAATCTGATACTTTTAATATTAATTTTTTAACATTTTGTGGAGCTTTCCCTTCTTTACACAATTGGATAACTGCTTCAGTTATTTGTTCTGGTGTAGGTTCTCCTTCAATACCCATCTTTTTTAATTGTTTTTTTACCGAAGATTCTTTTTTTGCTTCATCAATGTAATTTTTATCTCTTGGGTCTACAAATCCTAAAAGTTTTGATATTGGTTTTGTTGTTCCCTCTGGTAATTTTTTTGTATCATCTTCTACAACTTGTTCTGCGTTATCAACCGTATTAGATGCTTTTTCAACAGCTTCAGTAGTTGTTTTATTGACTTTTTCTTTTGTTTCATTATCTAAATTCATATCATCAACAAATTTTGTAATTAGTTCACCTTTTTTAGATACTGATGTGTTATTGTGTGGAGCTTTCCAACCTTTTTTGTTAGAAGTGTGTTTAAAACCAATAGTTCCATCTGTTGTTTCGTATAAAACTCCTGTATCTGTATCCTCTAAATTATTTACATAATCTAATTGTTTTTGATAATGAGCTCTTTCTTCAGGAGTTTTTGCTTCATCTCTTTTCTTTTCTAATGTAGAAATAACTAATTGTTTTTGATTATAATCCATTACACCTGATATTGGATATGGTTTACTTTGTGGTTCTTTAAATTTAAACTTTGGTTCACTCCTTAAATATTCAAGTTCATTTTTACCAGTTTTATAACCAACTCTTAACCAACCCTTGATATACTTTTCTGGGTCTACACCAGCTAGTTCAGCTTTTCTTTTTAATTCTTTACCAAGTGGTGTATTTTTTATTTTTTCATATTCATTATCCACAAACTCATCTTCTGTTAAGTCTGGGTTTTTAGAAAGTTGTTCGAGAGATTCCCCACCACTTTTTTCACCAAGAGTAGAACCTGGTGTTCCTTGTGGTAAATCTTTCATTTCGTTTATTTCTTTTCTTCTTTTTTGCAT